TATCGGTACACATTATCGTAGTTATTATGGTCCACATATGTATGCGTGGATAAACACCGCCGGTAATGGTACAGGTTCTCAAAACGTAAAAGTTAATGGGAAAGAATTGATATTTTCTATGCCGGGATCATTATTGGAAGATCACCCCGGCAATATTGTTGCTGTTGATAATGAAATTCTCAATGTAAAAGGCGCGTTTCGATGTTTTGGACGATTTCCCGAATCTGTAAGAAAAGATAGCGTATTTGGGCCCGGAAGATTTATCGATTATGGCGATAAACTCAACAAAGTATTTGGTGGTTATGCTGCAATCATAACGTATGAGTATAATGAGAATTACGACCCAGGCCCATCAACATGATACTAAAAAGAAAATCTATAGTCACACTAAATATAATTTATTGGATGCCTGATTATCATAACATTCTGCAAGAGTTCATATGGCAGACGCAGGATGTTAAACCAGACTATCCAAGAGTACATAAGTTTTTAAATTTTTGGCATGAGAATATTGATGCGGTTATATCAGAAGTTTTTTTATGCAATGAGTATGATACATCATACCGGCCAGTGAAGGAGATTATTAATGGCTAAGAGAAAGAAACAAAGAACCCAACAAGTGTCTAAGGGAGAGGGTTCAAATGTGAATAAAAAACTACTTAATGCACTTCGTAATGATACGACTCTATTGCAGGCGGCAGCTAACAAAAGAGATGCTTGGTTGAGGGGTAAGAATGTCATGTTGACTATTCCCAACCCAAATGACAAAGAAACAAACAAAAGATTCATTCGAGTTAATGCGAAAGACGTATGGGGTTCACCTAAAAAGTATATTATGAAACAAACTGCGAGTGTGTAAGTATAAATAGAATAAAAAGGATTACTCATGGCTCACGGAGCATCTCTAAATACCGCTTTTCCTGATGCACAGTCCAAAAATATCAACCTTGATAGGGATGCACAGGTATACAAAGACCTAGACTTATTCTTTGGTAAAAAAAATACTTCAAAAGATATCTCAAAGGTAAATGGTATTCAGGCAATCAAGAGGTCTGTGAGAAATCTTATTCTTACGAACATCTACGAGAAACCTTTTCATCCAGAGATAGGTTCTGGTATTCGTGGACTTCTATTCGAACCATTGAGTCCTATCACTGCATTTGTATTATCACAGAAAGTTGAAGACGTAATTGAGAACTTTGAACCAAGAGCAAGATTGGTGGGTGTCAGGGCAAATCCTGACTTGGACCGAAATGCATATGAAATCAGTGTTGAGTTCTATGTACAGAATGCTCCTACAGAATTAGTTGATACCACAGTTCTATTAGAGAGACTACGATAATGGCCGCAAATCCAAGACGACTTAATGTAACAGAGTTGGACTTTGATGATATCAAAGACAATCTAAAAATATTCCTTAAAGGACAGACAGAGTTTACTGATTACGACTTTGAAGGTTCTGGTATGAATATTCTTCTTGACACTCTAGCATACAATACTCACTATCTTGCGTTCAATGCGAATATGCTTGCAAACGAAATGTTCCTTGACAGTTCTTCTCTGCGTTCATCTGTTGTATCACATGCAAAGACACTTGGATATGTTCCACAGTCTGCAAGAGCCGCAACTGCAACTGTAGAGGTTGCATTGAACACCACAAACGCAACTGCAACGATGGATGCTGGAACTGTGTTTAATACAACGATTGAAGGTGATGCATATACCTTTATCAATCCAATAGAAAAAACTGCGGCAAATATTGGTAACAGTATTGTGTTCTCAAACCTTGTTCTTTACGAGGGAACATTTGTTACTTCTAGATATACTGTAAATACTCAAGATGTTGAACAGAGATTTCTTATCAATGATAATAGAGTAGATACTCGCACTCTCACAGTTAAGGTTCAAAACTCTGTTTCTGATTCTACCACAACAACTTATACTCTCGCAACAGATATTGCACAGATTACTGGTACAAGTCATGTTTACTTTTTACAAGAAGTTGAGGTTGGTAAATTTGAGGTATACTTTGGTGACGGTGTTCTTGGTAGTGCATTGTCAGATGACAACATTGTAATTCTTCAGTATGTTGTGTCTAATAAGGAAGACGGAAACGGTGCTTCAGTATTTACATCTGCTGGTGCAATTGATACAGTTTCAAGTGTGATTGTCACAACGATTGATAGTTCTTCTGGAGGTTCAGAAGCAGAGTCGATTGAATCAATCTAACTCAATGCACCATTAGATTATGCTTCACAGGGTAGGGCTGTAACAACAGAGGATTACAAGACTCTCGTAAGACAACTTTTTGCACAGACTCAGGCAGTTGCTGTCTTTGGTGGTGAGTCTGGTTCTTTCGATACAAGTATTGGTGTGACCTCTACACCAGAATTTGGTAAAGTGTTTATCAGTGTTAAATCAACTACTGGTGAAAATCTTACTGAATCTCAAAAAGAAACCTTAAAGACAAACTTACAACAATATACAGTTGCTTCAATTACTCCTGTAATCGTTGACCCTGAAACACTCTTCCTTATACTTCAGTCAAATGTCAAGTTTAATCCAAGTGCTACCACAAAGGGTAATGCAACCATTGAATCTAATGTCCGTAATACAATAACAAATTATAACACAGATAATCTGAATACATTTAATGGTTTGTTTAGACACTCTAAGTTGACAGGATTGATTGATGATACAGATACATCAATTACAGGTAACATATTAAATGTCTCTTTGGCAAAATATATTATTCCAACTTTAGCAGAGTCAAAATCTTATAAGGTGTATTTTAATAATAAATTATACAACCCACACTCTGGACATAATTCTAGTGGTGGTGGTATCGTTGCATCAACAGGGTTTGGTATTGTTGGACAAAATGTAACTGAGTTTTTCTTTGATGACGATGGAAATGGTAATATTCGCGTTTACTCTATTGTTTCTGGTGTAAGAACGTATCTGGATTCTACAGCAGGAACAATTGACTACGATGCTGGTGTTATATCTATTAATCCAATATCTATTAATAGTGTTTCTAATGTTGATGGTGCAACTTCTACACAAATTCGTATTACTGTTATTCCTGATTCACTTGATATTGTTCCAAAGAGAAATCAGTTACTTGAGATTGATTTGGTGAATACTACGGTGACTGCATCTATTGATACTGTTTCTGAAGGTAATGACTCTGGCAATACTACATTCACAACCACTTCTGGTTATACATCACCTTCGAGCTATAACTAATGGCACCTTTTGACGGCAGATATTCACCAGACCTGATTAATAAGGTCAGCACACAGATTGATGGTCAACTCCCTGACTTCGTTGCAGATGACCATCCTGTATTCTCGTCCTTTCTTCAAAGTTACTACAAGTATCTGGAGTCGGGTGAACTTGTCGTCTCTGCAACAATTGACAATCTACTTATTGAGGTTGCAACAACCACTCGACTTCTTGATGAAGAAGATAACAGAATTGTTCTTGAGAAAGGAACTGGTACTACAGGTAAGTTTATCGTAGGTGAAACTATTACTGGTTCCACTTCCAAAGCCACTGCCGAGGTTCTTGTTGATGACTTGGGTAACGATACAAGACCAAGACTATTCATCACATCGCAACAACAGTTTGTAACTGGTGAGACAATTACAGGTGCAACGTCTGATGCAACTGGCACAGTAACAAGTTATCGCGCAAGTCCTGTACAGAATATTCAACAACTTCTTGCATATGCAGATGTTGACAATACTATCTATGACTTCCTTGAAGAGTTTCGTAAATCATTCATGAATGCAATTCCAAGCAGTGTTGCAACTGGATTGGATAAAAGAAACCTCACAAAAAATATTCGTGAACTTTATCGTAGGAAGGGAACGCAAGAAGGTGTAAAACTTTTAATTCGCATTCTTCTAGATGAAGAAGCAGAAATTTTTTATCCAAACACAAGAATGCTTCGTGTATCTGGCGGTGATTGGGATAAACCAACTATTCTTCGTGCTAGTCCAATTGGAACTCCAGTTCATGGTGAACTAGCAGGACAAACTATTACTGGACAAACATCTGGTGCAACTGCAAGAGTTGAATCTTGTACAACATTTTCTGATCCATCAGATGCATCCACAGTTGTAGAGATTACTGTTGGTAACGTAACGGGTACATTTACAAAAGACGAAGAAATACATGGTGTCTCTGGCGTAATTGATGTTGTTTACAAATATAGAATTAGACAAATCGTAACATCAGAGACAGTTACCAATGACGGCATTCTGTATTCTACTAATGATGTGATTGATGTTGAAACATCTACAGCAATTGGTAGTGGTGATGTTGATGCTGTTGTGGGCGAAGTTGAAACTGGTTCTGTTAGTGGTGTAGAGGTTGATGATTCGGGAACAAACTATGAGATTGGTGATATTCTAACATTTACTGATAATACATTAGAAACAGGACTTGTTCAGTCTGCTGTTGCCCGTGTCGCAGTTATTCATGGTTCTATTCTTCTTGAAGATGATGAGACACTTCTTCAAGAGGGTGCAACTAATAGAGAAGTTGAGTATTTCAATATCGTACAAGAGGATGATGGAGAACTATTCTTTGAGTCTGGTAATGCCGCAGTAGAAGTTGGTGGGATAAACACAGAAGCAGACCTTGGTGATAGGATTGAAGCAGAAGTTAGTATATTTGAAGAGAGGGTTGATACAACCAAGAGAGATGATGACACATTTATTCTAGAGTCTGGTTCTGGTGACATCACGAAAGTATTTTTACAAGATGGTGGATTTGGGTATTCAAAACTTCCTACTATCACGATTACATCAAAATTTGGTAGTGGTGCAAAACTTCTTGCAACAACAAGCGACATTGGTCGCGTTGATGATGTGAATGTAAGGACGGTTGGTTTTGATTATCAGGTAGCTCCAGCCACAGAGTTCCGTGCAAACTTTGTCGTTAAGGATATAAGTGGAACCTTTAGTGTTGATGATGTTCTGACAAGTCACGCAGGAACAGTTCGTGCATTTGAGGCAGGAACACAAGTTCTAACTGCATCTTTTTCTGATATCGAAAGAATTGTAAGTGAGGACGGAACTTTTGACAATATCGTTCTTGATGGTACAGACCCAACAGGTGCATTTGATGCTGGTGATTATCTTGTGTATGAAGATGAGATTGATTTCTCTGGTAAAGATGTTTCAATCACAACTGCTTCTGCAAGTGCAACAATTGTAAATGCAGACATTGCAAAAGGAACATTTAACGTTGGTATGACGGCTGATAGGTTTGGTAGATATTCAGACATTGAAAGTCTTATTGGTGAAGACCTTATTCGTATTCAAGACTCTCTATATTATCAGCAGTTCTCATACGAAGTTCAGACTGCATCTGGTTCTGGTTCATATCTTAACCCACTAAAGAAATCTGTACACCCATCTGGATTTAATGTATTCAGTAAGGTTAAATCATCTACTGCTGTGTATGCTGGTATCTCAACACCAACTGGTGCAACACTTGGAGATGATTACGTTGCAGATACAAATACCTTCAGTCCAATTCTTGCATCTACATTTGAGGTTCTCTTTGATGAGGTCAAAAGAAGAAGACATCAAGTATTTGAGAATCCAGCATACCATATTGCTATGGAAGATTCTGTTGGCGGTTTCTTACATGGAGAAGATGGTGGAATAATTGTCCAAGAGGAAAAGGAAACTTATTCCACAGATACCTACGACCTTAGAGTTATTAAGAAAACTGAAGTTAAAATTGATGTAAAACCAAACCGCACCGGCGATAGTGCTAATGGAATATCGTTTATTAGTAATGTAACTCAAGAGAGTATTCTTGGTGATACACTTGCTATTGAATCCGGTGTGGCTCTTGGTGTTAACGGTATGATTGGTGACCTTCTTCTTGATAATACGGCAGACATTGGTACTGCTGATGTTGGTGACAGAATACTTTTGGAAACTGTTGAAGATGTTAATATTGGACAAGGCATTTCTGTTAACGATTACAGTCGAGTAACGGAAGGATTTAACTTAAGTGATTTGAGTGTTGTAGATAAGTTAAATATAACTGACCAGTTCGACACTGTTAACATTTTATTAGAGGATAGTTCTCCCGGCTCCATTATGCAAGAGGATGGTACGACAGTATCAACAACACATGGTGATGAAATACTTCTTGAACAAGGCACTGGTTTAACAATTGGTGGTAAACTTTCTTTGGAGAGTCAAGTTATTGCACTTGAGGATGAGACTTCAGTTGGGCAAACACCACCAGATGTTTATTCTAGTCAATCTGCGGTTCCAAGATTTGCTCGTTCTGCTGAAGTGTATGTTGCACAAATTGGTAGACTTTATTATGAACCAGAAATTGACCAAGGTGATACTCAAATTCAGTTTGAAACTGCAACTACCGATCTGGCTGGTGTGAATATTGGTGGAAATAATGTCCTTCTAGAATCTGGAACAGAAACCTCATTCTTGAGTAATATCTATGGTGATGCGGACTTTAGAGGGTTCTCTGCAACTACAGAAACTTTTGATACTTCTGCGTTCACATTTGATAAGACCGTTGTATAAAAAAATTATAAATAAGAAATAAAGGATTTCTCAAATGGCAAAACAAGCAATTGGAATTGGAACTACGGCAAACGATGGAACAGGCGATACCATTCGTGCTGGTGGTGATAAAATCAATGATAACTTTAATGAAATCTATACTGCACTTGGAGATGGTTCTGGACTTTCAACTGGTATCAGTGCGACTGCTTCTGTCGTAACCCTTGCTGGTCCTACTGTTACAGGTGTTGCGTCATTTGCTGCTGGTTCTGCTGGCGCACCTTCAATTACAAAAACTGGTGACACGAATACAGGTATCTTCTTTAGTGCCGCAGATGAGGTTGCGATTACCACGGCAGGAACACAAAGACTAAAGGTAGATAATTCTAATACGACTTTTGCTGGTAACGTTCTAATTCCAGACGCAGGGACAATCGGCTCTGCTTCCTCGACATCGGCAATGACAATTGCATCTACAGGTATCGTAACCTTTGCTGATGATATCATCATAAAGGATGCAGGGACAATTGGTTCTGCATCTTCAACATCTGCATTGACAATCGCCTCTACAGGTATCGTAACCTTTGTGGATGATATTGTTATCAAGGATGGTGGCACAATTGGTTCTTCATCTGCAACATCTGCAATGACGGTTGCCTCTACTGGTATTGTTACATTCGTAGACGACATTGTTATCAAGGATGTTGGCACTATTGGTTCTTTAACTACTCCAGGCGCAATCACAATTGCTGCAAATGGTGATGTTACGTTCTCTGGTGCAATATCTACAGGTGGTTCTGCATTTAGAGAACAGGGTAAAGAAACTATTTGGGTTCCTGTGGGAGCAATGCGTCCAACAGTTTCCAATGGTTGTGCCTCTATCACTGAAGTTGAAACAACCTCTGGTCGTCCAGACATGCAAGTTCTAGACTTCGATGCAACTTCTGATGAACACGCACAGTTTCAGATTGCATTTCCTAAGAGTTGGAACGAAGGAACTATTACATTCCAAGTTTATTGGACTACAACCGCATCTGATACTGATGGTGTTGCATGGGGATTGCAGGGAGTTGCTGTTTCAGATAACGATACAATTGATGTCGCATATGGAACAGCGGTTGTAGTAACAGATGATGCTCTGGGTGCCGCAGAAGACCAGTGTGTGACGGCAGAGAGTAGTGCTGTTACAATTGCTGGAACTCCTGCTGTTGGTGACATCTGTTACTTTAGAATTTTTAGAGATGTTTCAGATAGTAATGATGATATGACAGAGGATGCGAGACTTATTGGTATAAGAATATTCTTTACTACAGACGCTGCAAATGACGCATAAATAAAGATAGGTTATAGAGGAATAACAAATGACTGCAATTATCACACAAAAATTTAGACAACATAACGCAGACCAGTTTTATGAGTCATTCTCCGAAGCTGCAAAGTCAACATACTATATGTTAATCGGTAAGGCAACTCCATTCACCGCTGTAACCAGTGGTGGAACGGACTCTGCACCGCCCACTCCTGTTGATGATGTTTCCAGTGAGTTCTATGTTTGGGATCAGACTATTGCTGGTAAGAATGTTGCAACGACCGATGTTCAGTATGTTATCCCTCGTAGAGATTGGGCAAACGCAACAACATATGACATGTACGATGATACTGTTAGTGCGTCAAATACTTCTACATCCGGTGCAACAAACCTTTATGACTCAACTTTCTTCTTTAGAACTTCAGAGAATCGTGTGTATTTGGTGTTGGATAATGGTGGTGGTACTGCATATTCTGGTACTGAACCATCTTCAGAAGCAAATACACCCTTTGCTTCTGGTGGATATGTTCTTAAGTATATGTACACCATCAGTGCATCTGACCAAGTTAAGTTTCTAACAACAGACTTTATACCTGTTCGTACAGACTCAACTGTTTCTTCTGCTGCAACTGATGGTAAAATCGAATCACTTGTTGTCACTGGCGGTTCTGGTTATACTCAAGGAACATATTTTGCCGCAGTCTATGGTGATGGTGCAAACCAAGGAACTGCTTCTGGTGCAATCGTAAAAATTGTTGTTGACTCAGATGGTGTTCTTAACGCATTCGGTCTAACAGACGGAACAGACACAACTGTTTTTGCTGGTGGTTCTGGATATACATTTGGAACAGTTAATCTTGGTTCTGGATTTACATTCTCAGACTCAGCCTTGACAAGTGCATCAGCAATCGGTGGTTCTGGTGGTTCCGTTCGTGTTGTAATTAGTCCAAAAGGTGGACATGGTTCAAATGCAATTGACCAACTTGGCGGTCACTATGTTATGTTGAACACACTCTTTATTGGTGCAGAACGTGATGACCTTCTCACAGGTAACGATTTCCGTAACATTGCAATCGCAGTTGACCCAACAAACTTTGGAACATCAACAGTTGCAACAGATAGCACCATTCGTCAGACATATGCACTTAAACTCACAAGTTTGAGTGGAACGTTTACGGCAGATGAAAAGATTACACAGGCAACGACAGGTGCAGTTGGTAAAGTTGTGGAATGGGATTCAGATTTGAGTATTCTATATTACCAACAGGAACGTTTCGCTGACTTTGGTACAGTCTCTACTAACGGTGGACTTGTTGCATTCTCAGGTGCAAATACTGTAACTGGTGCAGACTCATCTGCAACAGGAACACCAGATGCTGCCGCAGATAGTGCAGTAACACTCTCTGGTGGTAACACGATTACCTTTACTAATGGTTATGCAAACCCAGAGTTACAACCCGACAGTGGAGACATTATATATAATGAGAACAGGTCACCAATCTCTCGAGCTACCGATCAAACCGAAGACATCAAAATCATAGTGGAATTCTAATATGGCACAAAAAACAAATCTTAACGCTGCACCTTATTACGACGACTTTAGTGAGGACAATAATTATGTTCGCACACTCTTTCGGCCTGGTTTTGCAGTTCAGGCAAGAGAACTTACTCAGTTACAGAGTCAATTGCAGTATCAGATTGAGACTCATGGTAGTCATGTATTTAAAGAAGGTGCTGCCGTTGTTCCTGGCCAGTCTGGTGCTGAGAGATATTATTCACTAAAACTTGCAACACAATTTGGTGGAGAAAACGTAGACCCATCAAAGTATTATAACGCAGATACACCAGTTGTTATCACTGGTGCAACTACTGGTGTTAAAGCAGAAGTTATTGGTTTTCAGGCAGGAAGCACTACAGAACAACCACTTTTGTTTGTTAATTATCAAAGAGCAGGAACGGATAATACCACTGCTGTATTTGCAGATGGTGAAAACATTACTGCTAGTATTGCCATTCAACATGACGCAACCTCTTACTCTGTTGATGTTGCATCAGCAACTACTTTTACTGCAACTTCTACTGATGCAACAAGTGCAACAGGACCAGCATCTAGAACAGGTATTGCTTACTATGTTCGCGCCGGTGTTTATTTTATAAGAGGTTTTTTTGTTGCTTCTGGTAATCAACAAATTACACTTGATCCATATAATATCAATTTTAATGGATTTGTTGGTTTTGATATTACAGAGACACTAGTTACTCCAGAGGATGAATCATCACTTCTAGACAATGCACAGGGGTCTTCAAACTTTGCTGCAAAGGGTGCTCATCGTCTTCAGATTTCTCTTACTCTTGCCAAGAAAACAACTGCAACTAATGCAAACTTTGTTCAACTTGCACAAATCAAAAATGGCGCCTTGGTTGCAATGGGTAGAGAAACAGAATATTCTGTATTATCTCAGGAATTTGCAAGGCGCACATTTGATGAGTCTGGTAACTATACTGTTAAACCATTTCAATTTAAGGTTGAAGAGTCCGTAACTGTAAATGAGAATACTGGTAGATTTGCTCTTGGAGCAACTACAGATGACGGTAATACTGCAAGTTCAGATTTACTTGCAATCAAGGTTTCTCCCGGCAAAGCATATGTTAATGGATATGAAATATTAAAAAATACTCCATCATTCAAGGACATCAATAAGGCTCGTGATTTTGAAACTAAGAATGCTGACATTACAGTTTTTGATACTGGTAACCATGCACTCATTACAAACATTTACAATTCACCGGATATCTCTGAAGTAACCAGTGAGGCAACTCCTTTCAAAGAGTGTCAGTTCTATGATACACGGAACTCATCTCGTGGTACTGCAAACGGAACACTAATTGGTGTGGGACGTTCTCGTTCCATGTCTTATCATAGTGGAACGGCGGGTGCAACTGGTTCTAACACAACCTCACAGTACAAGTTGTTCTTGTTTGACCTAAGACCATTTACAGTTCTAACTCTAAGTGGTACACCAAGTCCAACACTCACTACAAACCATACTGATGGTGTTCTCGTTACAGGTGTGACGAGTGGTGCAACTGGTCTTGTATTTGGTGAAGGCACATCAACAACTAACGTTAATCTAACAAACGTTATTGGTACATTCTCTTCAGGTGAAAAGATTACTGCTTCAGATTCATCTGAAACAGATAGTATTGTTGAGAACTCTGGTAACACAGACTTGACAATCTCATCAATCACAACATACTCATTCCAAGATTTCAAACAAATCTTTATGAATGATGCAGATGCTAATGAAGACTTTACTGCTGACTTTGTTCTAGGTAACACTCTAACACTCAGTGGTACATATCGTACAGAGACAACTGGTACAGATAACCTCATTGGTGTATCTGGTTATGATACGAGTGAAGTTAAGGTTGGTGACGTTCTAGAAATTCCAACTGGTGTTGCTGGTGCAACGGAAGAAAGAGTTGTTGACGCTATTACCTCAACTGCAATCTCATTTACTGCTGCACCATCAACTGACGCAATTACAACCGCAAACGTTATTCGTAAACGTGCCCAGTTGAAAGACGCAGAAAAGAATATTGCACTATTCAAACCAACACATAGAGTTGTAAAGACTCACTTGACAACTGCAAACGGCGGCGCAAGTGATACACAATACACCATTCGCAGACAGTTCGTTGGTACAACAAATGCATCTGGTGTGGTATCATTTACTGCTGGTACAAACGAAACATTCAATGGTTTCACAGAAGCTGATTATACACTATCTGTTCTTAATATCGGTAGTGGTTCTACTCACGCAACTGGTGACATTGTAAGTATTGACGGTAATATTACTGGAACTGGAACAGGTACAATTACAATTACTGACTCTGATTTCAATGCATCAAAAGTAAAACTTCTTGCAACCACAACGAAGACTTCTGTTACACAAAAGAATAAAACTGTTCAGTTGATGAAACAGGTAAAGGTAACACCAGGCACAACTGATGCATTTGGTACACGCCCAACTGATAGAGATATTTCTCTTGGGCGGGCAGACGCATTTAAACTTGTTGCTGTGTTTGACTCAGAAGACACATCAACAGATGCTGTTGCACCAGAACTAACTACAGGTTCAATCACTGGTACATTCACAAGAGGTGAAAAGATTACAGGCGGAACAAGTGGTGCAACAGGCAGAATTATTGACACCTCATCACCATTTAGTTATGTCCTAACATCAGTAACAGACTTTGCTGTAGGTGATGTTATTACAGGTGAATCCTCTGGTGCAACTGCAACAGTAAGTGCAGTGACGGGGGGTGATATTGTTATCACTTCAGACTTCCTACTTGATACAGGACAACGTGATAACTTCTATGACATTTCTCGTCTAGTCAGAAAACCAAGTGTTCCTTCTCCACAGGGTAGACTACTTGTAGTTTATGATTATATGGAACATGGTACTGGTGATGTAATGACAGTTGACTCATATACTGATGTTGCAAACCAGATGGATTACGAAGACATTCCATCTTATAGTGCATCAAGAGTTGACCCAGACGACCCAGAACCCACAGGTCTGTTCCCACTATATGAAACATATGACTTTAGACCAAGAGTTGCTGATGTTGCTGGTGCAAGTGCAACACTTTCAACCGTAGATGAAATAACTGGAAACTCTTTCGACTTTACTTCTAGAGTTTACACTGGCACAGGTTCATCATATTCTAACTTTGGTAAACCAGCTTCTAACGTTCAGTCAGACCTTGAGTATTACCTACCAAAACGTGCATCTATCTTTATGGATGACAGAGGCAATGTTGTTGTAAGAGAGGGTGCATCTTCTGAACTTCCTCAGTTGCCAACTCCTGTTGATAATGCGATGAAACTTGTTGATATGTTTCTACCTGCGTTTACATTTAAACCTCAAGATGTAACTGTGGATAGAGAAAGAACTCAAAGATTCACAATGCGTGACATTGGTAGAATTGAACAAAGACTTACCAATGTTGAAAGAATTACCACACTTTCATTACTTGAGAAAGATGCACAGTCTTTTGAGGTCACTGATGCAAATGGATTAAACAGATTTAAGTCTGGTTTCATCGTTGACCCATTCCGTGGACACTCTGTTGGTGATACTCGACATCCAGATTATAGAAATTCTATGGACATTCAGATTGGTGAGTTACGTCCAGTTCATAAGACAAAGGGTATTGATCTTCTTGAACAGGCAACAACTGATAGTGCAAGAACTACTGCTGGTTATCAGAAGACAGGTGATCTACTTACACTTCCTTATACAGAGGTGGTTATTTCTGAAAATCCATTTGCAACGACTGTTGAAAGAGTAACACCATTCCTTACTGCTTCATGGAATGGTATTATAGAACTTGACCCAGACCAAGACTCTTGGTTTGAGACAGAGGTTGCACCAGAACTTGTAGTTAATATCGAAGGTAACTTTGATGCTGTTGTAAATGCAAATAGAAACCAGTTAGGAACTGTTTGGAATGCGTGGCAGGATACATGGAGTGGTCGAATTGGTTTCGGTCTGACCGGCAGAATGCGCGTCCAAGATGGAGTTTTCCGCACATTTGAAACCGGCACTTCACGAAGAACTGGAACAAGAACGTTTGTTGAAGAACAAGTTGAAAGAGAGAGTCAGGGTTTCAGAACAATTTCTAGAGTTGCAATTCCTGTTGTTCGTGCAAGGAATATTCGATTTGATGCACATGGTGTTAAACCTTTTCAAAGATTGTATGTCTTCTTTGATAATAGAGATGTAACTACATATGTTACTCCAGATGCAGATTCAACCACAGACTCAACACCCGTTGCGGGAAGTCCATTGATTGTAAAAGCAGATAGTCAATGTGGTGGTACATTTGCAATTCCAGACCCAAAAGTTTCTGGAAATCCTCAGTTCCAAACTGGTGATATCACTTTCAGATTGACAGCAAGTTCAACCAATGAAAAAAATCCTGATAGTTTTGCACAGACAATTTATAGCGCAAATGGTATTCTTGAAACAAGACAAGAAACTATTATTGCAACTCGTAATGGTAGACTTGCAGTTGAAAATGTTAGTCAATCAAGAGAAATTGAAAGAGAAGCTCAGCTGTGGGACGACGGCGGAGACGGCAATGACGGCGGCAGTGATCCACTTGCACAAACATTTATTATTGCGGACGAAGATAATCAGTTTAACGCAGATTTGGGTGGAAGTAACACAGATGCTGGTAGATTTGTAACATCTATTGATTTGTTCTTCTCTGCTAAAGATGATACACTCCCACTTACTGTTGAAATTCGTAATGTTGTAAATGGTTACCCCGGCCCTAAAGTTCTACCATTTAGTAGAGTCACACTGCAACCATCTCAGGTTAATACCTCTGATGATGGTAAGACTGCAACAACATTTACATTTAAATCTCCAGTTTATCTACAGTCTATGGCAGAGTATTGCTTTGTTGTAATGTCAAACACACCAAATTATATTATGTGGATTTCTGATTTGGGTCAAGAAGACTCAGATGGTAATTTCGTTGGGGAACAACCACATATTGGTCTTCTTTTTAAGGGACATAATAATCGTGCATGGGCTCCTTCTCCAACACAAGATGCAAAGTTCACTCTTCGTGCCGCACAATTTGATACAAGTGCTGCAGGCCTGGTAACCTTAACTAATGATGCAGTACCAACACTTACTCTTGGTAAGAATCCATTAGTGATGACAAATAGTAGTACCACTCTAAAGGTAAATCACTTTGATAACCAGATGCACTCTACATCAAATAATGTGACAATTAGTGGTGTGGTGTCTGGTGCGGAGACTACACTGAATGGTGCTATTGCAAGTGATGCAAGTTCAATCACACTAACTTCTGGTACAAACTTTGATGATACTAGTGGTAAGTATGCACCAACGGCAGTTGGCAGTATCTACTATATCAAGATTGATGATGAGATTATTTCTTATACCTCAATCACAGGTAACAACATTACTGGTGCAACAAGAGGTGTTGGTGGAACAACTGCTGCAGCACACTCAAATGGTGCAACGGTAGAACTGTATATGTTACACAAAGTTCCATTTACAGAAATCAACAAGACACACACTGCAATTGCAAATCCATCTACGGATTACTATACAATTTCTCTTTCAACAACACCAGTTGTTGCAAGTGGTGGTGACTCCTCATTTGGAGGAAGTTCTGTGACTGCAACAGAAAATGCAATGTATGATGTGAATAGTACGGTCATTGGAACTCTCATTCCACCAGAGTGTAATATTGTTTCCAAGATTAGACCTACAACTGCAACAAGTGCCAGTGGTTCTCAAACTTCATTCACACAGTCTACTCTTGCTAATGCAGAGACAATTCCATTGAATGATAACTACTACTATGAAGACCCATACATGGTTGCCTCTGAGATTAACGAGACAAACGAAATGTCTGGTAGTAAGTCTTTGATTATGCCCCTGACACTCTCTTCAACAAATTCTCAGGTATCTCCTGTTATTGATTTGAAGAGAATGACATTTCTGGCTATTGCAAACAGAATCAATGAGATTGATTCATCTTCTGATGTATATCCAGCATCAATCTATGATCCAATGACAGACCCATCTGGCGATGATCATGACGCAATCTATATAACAAAACGTGCAACACTAGAAAATGCTGCAACATCACTCAGAGTTATCTTTGATGCAAACAGAGAAGACACTGCTGACATTAAAGTTCTACACAGAATTCTAAGAACTGATGATGCAAATGACTTTGATGAACTAGATTTCAAATTCTTCAATGATGATGGAACTGTTGCTGGTTCTGGTGGACCAGACGTAAGTGTGTCTCCATCACTTGGTCTAGATCAGTTTAACGAGTATGAGTTTACTGCTGGTGTGACAGACGATGGTATCGGTACACCACTTGATGAGTTCATTGCCTTCCAGATTAAGATTGTAATGCGGGCAACAAACTCTGCAAGACCACCAAGGATTAAAGACCTTAGAATTCTAGCACTGGCAACATAAGATGAGAATACAAGTTGAAGGACATAATGATTTAGTTCGTGATGAAAAATCAAATGCAATCGTGAACACAAATAAGTCTGCATACCTCATTGCAAAGAAACGTGCAGAAGAGGCTCAGAGACAACGTGATGAAATTCGTCAGACTACAAGAGAACTAAATAGTATAAAATCTGAGATGCATGAAATTAAAAATATGTTATTGAAACTGGTAGAGGACAAGTAAATGGCAACAGTAACAGCAACAGAACTTTCACTTGATAGTTCCCTTGAACAGTTCAAAGAGCAGTTTAATACACTTAGGACAGATGTAAGCGGTGTTACTCTCGCATCACTAGGTTTCTCTGACGGTGTTGTTTTTGAAGGTACAATAGATGATTTTGAAACTACTCTTGTTGCAGCAGACCCAACTGCCGATAGAACTATTACTCTACCTGATGCTAGTGGTACTGTTCTTACTACAGATAGTACTGCAACACTTTCAAACAAAACAATCAGTGGTGCATCTAACACTCTAAGTAATATTGGTAACTCTTCTCTAACAAACAGTGGTATTACATTTGGTGCAAGTGGTGGAACATCTACGGCTGCATCACTTGGTGGTACAGTTACCTTTGCTGGTACAGCAAACGAAGTTGATGTATCTGAATCTTCTGGTACGATTACAGTCGGACTACCTAATGATGTTACAATCACAGGTAACCTAACAGTCAACGGTTCGACAGTAACAAACAGTGCAACGAATACAACGATTGAAGATGTCCTCATTGAACTTGGAACCGGCACTACGTCTGCATCCAGTGATGCTGGTATCGTAATTGAGCGTGGGTCTACTGGTGACAACGTATTCCTTGGTTGGGATGAAAGTGCAGACCAAGTTATCTTTGGTACGACAACTGCAACTGGTGCGTCATCTGGTGACTTGACAATTACGCCCGGATCAACTAGAGTAAGTGGATTGGTTGTTGACGATAGTGGTACGATTGGACCAGCAACTACGACAAATGCTTTGACGTTTGCATCAAACGGTAATGCAACGTTTACAGGAACAATTGCAGCAACTGCAACTGCTACTCTCTTGATTAAGAACTCGTCTGGGACAACATTGAAAACAATTAATGGAATTGGATAATGACTGTAAGAACACCAATATATTATGATGGGACAGACGTTGTTGAAATGAATGCCACTCAAATCAATGAGTGGAAAACATATATTGCATACCTATATGGTACAGCACCATCCGTTACTGTTACTGTCGTTGGTTCTAGTGGTACTTTATCTCCAACAATGGCAGACACCAGACTTCAAGCTGGTGCAGCAATAACTGGTCAAGCATCTGCATTTGCTAATGAGGCAACAACAGCAGAACCCTCAACTGTGACTGTCAACTACGACAAGGTTACAGGTCCAACATATAATACTGCACTTAGTGCAACTGCTGATACAAACAACGTTGCATTCCCTGCATACTATGATGGTAATGATATTCGTGCAATGTCTGCCGCAGATTATGTTGATACCTTTATCTATGCAACTCTAACGGGAATAGTATCTGCTAGTGAGAGTGCATCTACCAATGGAACGTATACAATATCTACCTCTGCATCAGATTCAAACTACACAGAAGTATCTGGTTCAAACACCCCAATCTTTCTTGATACACGAGCAGATACAACTTTGTATACTGCTGCTGGTATTCCAGAAACACTTGACCAACCTACTACTATTACAAGTTATTATTTACAGAGACGTAGTGATGCAAGAGCATTCCCATCACAGGCACTTCTTCTTGTAGACACAAGTGGTAACTTAAATCAGGTTGACTTGACCTCTGATACAAGTTCTTTTAATGCAATTCTAAAGAATGATATTCGTCACTATGCAGCAGAAGATACCGCAGGAAATAAATTATCATATAATATTAATGGAAGTGGTAACTCTAGAGGTACTGCTATGGTTGACACAAGACTTGATGGTTCTGGTAACTACCAAACTCTACAGGTTGGACTCGATGATTATCGAGCACAGGAATTTCCTAATGGGTCAGCGCAGACTATCTCAACATACACTTTTAAGATTACACAGGTATAAGGAATACTAAAATGGCATATTTTTGGACAGACAAAATTGCTGATGTTACTTACACAAATTCAGAGTTAGATACAGTAAAAATTCTCTGGAAAGATGATATGAACATCTATCGTGAACACTACCTTAAGGTAGACGAAGAAGATGAACAGTTTATGGCTCTTCTTGGTGATACATCTTATGAGGATATTGAACTTCGCACTAAGGCTGCAAATGATATTGTTCGTCAGGAATTTAAGGATGCATTTGATCGTTATGCAGAACGTTCTGGTGTATATGTTGGTAGTGACCCAATAGAAAATAATTCAGAAGTCTTTAGGTTCTTTAGTAATTTTGATTTTGAGAGTGCAGAAGACAAAGAGAGATTGTTCTCATTAAAACTTAGTATTTTCGAAAAAGATGAAGTTAAGGATTCTGACACATCTGAAAGGTCAAAGAATGCAAAGACTGCTATCAGAAAAGCAAGTAGTCCAATTGAAATTCTTGCACTTTATCAAGTTTTTAGAAATGAAAATACAGAGATTCATAAAGATGATGAGGGTAACATCACAGGAGTATTCGTTCCCTTTACATGATCATAGGTATATCAGAAGGTTTTCATGATGCTGCTATTTGTGTCCTAGAAGATAATAAGATTGTTTTTGCATCTCATGCAGAGAGACACAGTAGAAAAAAGGGTGACAAATACCTTCACTGGTATCAACTGTCAAAGATAAGAGATAATCGTGACGCAGTAGTTGCATACTATGAGAAACCATTTTCCAAAAATCTAAGACGACTCTATGCCGGACAGAAGTGGAAGAAACCTCGTCTCAAGTATGATGTGAGTTTTCGTCACCATGAGTCCCATGCTGCGGCGGGGTATTATACTGCACCATTCGATGACTGCAACATTATTGTTGTGGATGCAATCGGTGAATGGGACACTGTTTCTATTTGGGATAACATGAAGAAGGTGAAGTCTTGGAAGTATCCATACTCACTAGGACTTCTGTACTCTGCAATCACACAACGTATCGGTTTAAAACCCAACGAGGATGAGTATATCACGATGGGTATGGCTGCGTTTGGTGAACCTTTGTATGACTTAGAACCCCTTCTGTTGATGAACAATCATCGTGGGGTTGGTAATGTCTGGAAAGACGCAAGACCAGAAGACCTTGCTGCATCTGTACAAGCTCTATACGAGAGAAAACTTCTAGAGTTAGTTGATATGTGTCCCAAAAAGAATATCATTCTCATGGGTGGGTGTGCGTTGAACTGTGTCGCAAACAGTAAGATACAAGGCAAGAACATATGGATTATGCCATCGCCGGGTGATGCTGGTTCTGCACTTGGTGCTGCATCACTTGTACAGAAAAAGAAGTTGCAATGGGAAGGTCCGTATCTTGGAACTGACATTGACCGTCCAATATGGGTTCATGGTGTTATTCAAGAACTTGTGAAGAACAGAGTATGTGGCATTGCACATGGTCGAGCAGAGTTTGGACCTAGAGCCTTGGGTAATCGTTCTTTACTAGGTGACCCAAGATATGATATCAAAGACACAGTAAATGATATTAAGAGACGACAGAGATTTCGTCCTTTCGCACCAGCAATCCTAGAGGAGTATGCGGACGAATACTTCGAAGGACCAATGAACGAATACATGCAGTTTGTTGCCACCGCAAAACACGATTACAAGTCTGTCACTCACGTTGATGGAACTGCGAGAGTACAGGTTGTAAAGAAGAACTGCAAGTCTGTCATTCGTCCCATTCTAGAAGAGTGGTACGATGCAACAGGTTGTCCGATGCTTTTGAATACATCACTAAATATTAAGGGTGAACCAATGGTTGACTCACCCCGTGATGCAACTAGATTTATGGAGAAGTATGGTGTTCAAGTCTTCTAGAAAAAAACTCATTGCTATTGGATGTAGTTTCACAGAACACAGTTTATACTCTCAACAAAGTCCTGATGTAGATTGGGATTTTCCAAGATGGCCGGAACATCTTTCAAATATGCTTGATATGGAATGTGTAAATCTTGGTAGTAGTGGTTCGGGTAATGACCAAATTTTAGCAAAAACTCTTGATGTTGTATTAAACGAAAAGAACATTGGTCTTATTGTTTTGATGTGGAGTGAATGGCAGAGAATAGGATTTCAACACCGTAAAAGTTGGAATAAATGGCGCCATGTTACTCCTCGTGATACAGAGGGTATGAATAAATTTATTTTAGAAAACCAAAATGTTTTTCATGCAACTCGCAACACCCTGAGAACATTTATACATGCTGAAAAACTTTTGAAAGATTTACCTTATCTTTTTATTCAAGGAACTTTTAATATACCCTTTTATAGCACAACCAAATTAGAAACTATTGATTGTTCTGTAGGAGGTCCAAATGAAACCCTCGATTTTTATAAAGTAAACGACAGTCGTAGAATGACTGCAAAAGAAATAATTGAAAGTCCTTATATCAATTACATTGAAAAAAATATAGGAAACAAATTTATAGGTTGGCCAATAATGAATGAACTTGGTGGATATTGTATTGATCATATTTTTGATGAAGAAGACCCACATGATAAACCCGGCAGATGGTCACGACAGCGCAAGGGCGGCGCCAAATTTAGGATGTCTAAAACTGATTCCCACCCTAATGCTGCGGGTCATAAAATTATTGCAGACTTTTTATACGACAAATACAAAGAGATATATAATGAAAATTAAGAAATTTATTTACAGGGTGAGATTTTTCTTATCTCGTTTTAGAAAATACGAACATAAGGAACATAAATTTATCTATGAACAGGATGAAGATGAATAATATATTATGTATGAAGTGGGGAGATAAATATGATGACTCCTATGTTGAGAAGTTAAAAGAGCAGTGCGAGAAAAACTGTTCTGTTGATTTCAACTTCTATTGTTTCACCGACAACCCAACTCATGAATACGATATACAACTTCCAACATATCTTGACCACCACTACATCCCAAGTAAGAACTTCTTCTGGGCTTGGCGTAAGTGTTATATGTTTAGTGATGATTATGTAGAAGGTGACAAGTTTATTTTTCTTGACCTAGATGTAATCATACATCAAGACCTAAAATATTTCTTTGAATTACCAATGCAAAAACCTTGGATTGTCCGTGGGTGGTGGAACGATATTGGAACAGTCAAGAAGAATTATGCAAAATATATATCGACACCATTAAATTCTTCTGTCATTCGATGGAACAGAGGACAGATGAAACCTGTGTTGCAACATGTTAAAGATAATGCAGAGGTTATCTTCTTCACATATGCTAGTCTAGATAATTATTTTGTTCATCATTGGTATGACCCTTGGAAAGAAGACGGTTACATTCAAGGGTTCCCACAGGGTGATATTTACTCTTGGTATAAGGGTAATGTTTTTCCTGATGATATGGAGAAGAATATTTTCAGAGAAGACCACAAAATTTGTTTGTTTAATAATAGTGCAGAGACTAATAATGTTGAGGAGTTAAAATCTTTATGGACTATTTGAAATTTACTCCAGAGTTAGCTCATGATTGGAAGAATGCAATATCAGCAACAGAAAAAGAAATATACCTACTTAAAAGAGTAACGGATTCTATGAACCGGTCCCAATTAGAAAGTAAGTTGTGGATTGTAAACGAGTTATCAGAACTTATGCTGTTTCCAAAGTCAGTTGTTCTTCTTGGTGGGTGGTATGCAAATTTTATGGTTCCTCTGTTATTTCAACATGGTGTTTCTTATATCACCAATTTTGATCTTGATCCTGATGTAAAAAAGATTAGTTATAAATTTAACAAGTCTCGTAAGGATGATGACACATACAAATGTTATTTGACCAATGTAATGTTTGAACCAGTATTTAATATCAAATACAAAAGCAAACCTGATATGATTATCAATACTTCTTGTGAACACATGTTTCCAATGACTAGATTTAAGAAACTCAATAGGGGGTTCTTTAATGATGTTGTTTATGTATTGCAATCAACCAACGAGGATAAATATGAAGACCACATTAATTGTGTGAGTGGTCCAGAAGAACTTGCAGAACAGGCTGAGTTCGTGGACGTAATGTATAGTGGGACAAAAACATTAGACAACGGCATGGAAAGGTTTATGGTGATAGGAAGATGAGTCATAAACAAATTGTGAATTGGTGTAGAGATAATGATGTTTGGTATCTCAAGATGGACATAGAGATACCAGAGGTTTGCATTCAAGAGGCACAGGCTGTGTATGATGAGGGGTTCTTTGTAGAACACCGTTTTGGCGATGGTGGAAATGGTGGTTGGAAGTCTGCATCCATTCACAGTTTTGTGGAGAAAGGTAAAGACCTAGACATGGGTTGGTTTCACACCAAGAACCCAGAGGGTCATGGACTGCGAGAGAAAGACGTTGAGTGGGGTTGGACAGAGATTGTTGAAGTGTGTCCAGAGACGAAGAGGTGGTTAGAAGAGTTTCCTCACAAATCTTATCGTCGTCTACGTTTCATGTTACTAGAGCCTGGTGCTGGTATCGACGCACACAACGATGCAAGTCCACAGAGAATAAGAGAGAACAGAATTAGAAACATTGCTGGTGCAATCAATATTGCCTTCTATCAACCAGAGAACTGTTACCTAAGACGAGCAGATACAAAGGAAGAGTTGCCCTTTGACAACTGCACTGGTTTCTGGTTTGATAACGGTGTGGAACATGAAGCACTAAACAGTTCGAATGAAAACAGATATCACTTTATCATGCATGGTGGTTTCAATAAAGAACGTGAAGAGTTGATGAGAAAGTCTCTCGTAAAACAGTTTGGTAAAGATGTGTTGAAAGAGATTGATGAATAGTTTTGATGAATTTGTTACTCTATGGATAGGTGAAACATATAATAACAAAGTATACAAAAGATTTAGAGATATGTTGTTTCTGGTAGTTTATCCAGATAAACTAAAGTGGGATTTTGGAATAGAGAAACAAACTCAAACCACAACATTTATGGTTTCTGGTGGCGCAACTGGTTCGGGTACTGGACACGATGTCCGTTTTTGTTATAGAAGTGAAGTTCATGATATTCTTTTAAAGTGTAATCACACCCATGCTATGATTGTATCAGTTGGTATGGTATTTGATATGGTATCTGGTGGTCCAGAGAAAAGACAAACATCAATAACAGACTTCTATGATTTTGTCGAGAGTGGTGAGTTTTGCAAAGCACACATAATGGCAAGACCAAACCGCAAAACATATTTTCACCATCAACATATGAATTTGAATTTGAAGATGTGGAAAGAAATTGGTGCTCCTGACATGTCTGATAGATATGATGTTATTAAACGATCCCCTGATAATTTCCATGATGACTATACCCCACCGTGGATTGATGTTGAAGGTATGCCTACTATCACGAATTTTACTAATGATGAAAGATCAAGAAAGTCTTTTTCATACTATAGGGACCATCAAACTGAATCTTGGAAAGACCTTGATAATGTAGATT